TCACCGATGCCCGCCATCACGCGGCTGGGGGAATGGATGCCAAAGAAGTCGCAGAATCCGTTCACGATGCTGCTGCCGAAGTCGCAGATACCGTTCCACACCGCACCCGCCGCACCGGTAATACCCTGCCACAGGCCGGAGATCAGGTTTCCGCCCACGTCCACCAGGCCCTTAAAGCCGTTGCTGATCCAGTCCCACAGGTGCGAGAAGGCATTCCCCAGCCAGTCAAAGAACCCGCTGAAGAAATCACCGATCTTGTCCCAGTTGGCGATCAGCAGTCCGCCGCCCGCAATGGCCGCGCCAATGAGCCAGCCTTCGGGGCCAATGGAGCCCAGCACGCTCACCAGAGTGCCGCCCAGTTCTCCCAGACCGCCCAGTAAGCCGCCGGAGCCGGTGATCATCTCACCGATGCTACCAAGGCCGCCCAGTGCTTCTCCCAGCAGTCCCGTGCCGCCCGTGGCAGAGCCCAGCAGGCCGCTCATGTTGCCCAGGATGCTGCCAAGGTTCTCGGTCACGCCGGTCACCTTGACCACCTGTCCCATCACCTTCAGGGTACCGCCGCCTTGCGCCAGCGCACTGAAGGCTTTGGGCAGTCCCAGCAGAGCGTTCATGCCCTTGCTCATCATCAGGCGGCCGAACTCCGTGCCCATAAAGTCCAACACGGTGGTAATGCCGCCGGTCACTGCCCCGCCCCAGTCACCGCTCACAAGGGCGGTAATGGTACCAAAGAGGTCGGTGATCACTTCGGTCACACCGTCCTTGGTGGCCACGCCAAAGGCTCTGCTGAGCTTCGAGGCCATTTCCGGGGCGCTCTTCTGCACCTGTGCCCAGACGCTGTTGAAGCCCTCCTGAATGGGCCGCCAGTTCTTCGAGATGGAGTAGCCCAGCTGCATCATCATCCGCTTGCCAGAGTCGTCCAGCTCAAAGGCATCCGCCAGATTTTCCGCAAAGCCCACAAAGTTATACTGTTCGCTTTGCAGGTCTGCCAGTGCATCCAGTGCGGTCTCGCTGTTCTTGCCAAACTTTTTCACAGCCTCGTCGTACTTCAGCTGCTTGTTCGTTACCTTCTTCAGGCTGTAGCTCATGCTGTCCAGTGCCGTGCCCACGCCGATGATGGCGGTCATGGTGCCCTGGGTGGCGGTTTTCCGTGCCTGGGCGCTGTCGGCTCCGTATTGTTCCACCGCAGCCTTGTAAGCATCCTCCCGGCCCGCAAGGTCCCCGTCGCCGTAGAGCTTGGCCAGCATGTTCTGCCGGTTGGTCACCAGCTTCTCCTGCTTTTCCAGGTAGGAGACCTTGCTGTCGTAGGCATCCAGCTGGGCCTGATTCAGCTCGTTGATGAGCTTCTGCTGTTCGGTCTGTGCCTCCAGATACTGCTGGTAGGCCGCCTGGGTCTTCTGGCTTGCCTCACCGAACTCGTTTTTGATGGCGATATAGTCCTTCTCGGTGGCCAGCAGGATCTCCGCCTGGTTCTTGATCTTCCGGTTGATGTAGTCGATCTTCTTGTTGGACTTCTCGGTCACCTCGGCGCTGTCCTCGTACAGGGCGCTCCACAGCTCGTATTCGTCCTCCGCGGTCTTGGCATCGGTCTCGTACCGCTCCTGAATGACCTTCAGGATGCTGTCCTGCTTGCTCCTCTGAAGCTCCGCAAGGGTCTTCTGCTCGCTCAGCAGGGTGCCGTAAGCGTCCTTGGTCTTGCTGTTGTTCGCGCCCACCTTGGCCAGCAGGGTGTCGTACTGCTCTTTTGCAATGGCCACCCGTTTGGTCTGGAGCTCGATCTCCCTTGTCAGGCTCTCGGTCTTTTTGGTGATAAGCTCTTCCACCGTGGCCGTGTCGCCGCCCGTCACTTCCCACAGCGCGTATTCGCCGGTGGCGTTGGACATCTCGGTCTTGTTGGCCTTCAGCTTGTCGGAGAATGCACTTGCCAGCGTGTCTGCCAGTGACTTGCCGGCCTTGGAGGCTTTGGACTTGGTGGTGCCTCCGCCCGCTCCGTCCAGTGCATCATCCACGGCGTTCTGGTGCCAACTGTTCAGGATGCCGTATGGGTTCTTCAGATTCTTCTGCGCATCCGCATTTCCCTGTTTTGCGCCTGCAATCTCGGCCTTCGTTGCGTTCCGGCTGCTGCCTGCTCTCTTCATGCCTGTCTTTCCGGGGATCACAATGGCATCGTCCATGGCATCGCCGAAATCGTTCATCGCGCCGGACAGCCCATTTTGATACAGCAGATTGCCGGGATGCAGGCTGCTCTGCTTGAACGCGTCATAAAGTTCCGGCATCTTCTTCTGGATGGCAATAACGGTCTCGTCCATGGCCTGAAGGACACCGTCTTTCATCACCAGTGCGCCAGAATAACTCGCCTGCCGCAGTTCGTCCTGTTTCGTCTTGTCACCAATGCCCAGGATCGCACCCTCAAGGATGTTCTCCGCGTCGCTGGCTGCAACGTCACTGGGCGAATGGATGCCCCAGAAGGTGGTGAAGACATTCCGGATGGAGGTCGCCGCGTTCAGCATGTTGGTCTTGGCCTGCGCCAGTGCACTGGGGTCTGCAATGCCCTGCGCCAGTCCCAATGTGACATATTGGCCGATCTGTGCCATGACCTTGGACGGAGAATGGGTGTCGAAGGCCGTTTTGCTGGCATCAATTACGGCGTTTGCAACCTCTTCGGAAGCGTCCGTCGCGTCTTTCTTGCCTTCGAGCTGGCCTTTTGCCACGCCTTCGCTTGCATTTTTGCCAACGCCTGTGAACAGCTGGTAAAATCCGGCCGTCACGGAATTGCCATTCTTCAGTTCATCCAGAATATCTGCGAAAGGCAGTACAAAAGTCTGGGCCGAAGCACCTTTGTCCTGTCCGCCCCAGTTTTTCGGATCAAGCGGATTGTGGTTTCCAGCCCATGTTGTAAACTTTGCCCATAGATCATTCAGTGCAGGCTCGATCTTTTCCCAGACATACGCTGTCAGGCTGACCACCGTATCAATAACAGTCGTTCCCAACACATACAATGCCTGGCCGATTGCCGGAGCTGCCAGAATGATTGCATCGCAGAGGGCCTTGATGATCTTTGCAATGGAAGTCACCAGACTGCTGGCAACCTCGCCCAATCCCTCAAAAATACCGGCAATGAACTCAACCAGCATCCATGCCACGGCCTTAATGCCGTTCAAAAATACCTGAAAGTTCAGGCTATTCAGCAAACTCAGGCTGGATGCCAGATTACCGATGAACGTGGATGCCGAAGTCAGTGCCAGCAGTGCACCAAGGCTCAGTGCCAGCGCGCTCAGAGAGAGGCTCAGTGCTACGATCACCGGAGTCACAGGAGCCAGGATCACTGCCGCACCGCCCATCACAACAAACGCACCGATGAGTGTCAACAGCCCTTTGCCGATGGTCTCCCAGCTCAGATTGCCCAGACCCTGCAATGCAGGAACCAGCAAATTCACTGCCGCAGCCATCATGGTCAGGCTGATTGCGCTGCCGATGGTACCTTTCGACAGATTCAGTGCCATTACAAATGCTGCAAGGCCGCCCGCCACCGCAGTAAGCCCACGGCCAATGGATTCCCAGTCCATTTCACCGAATTTTGCAACGGCATCCTGAAGGATCTCCATGGATGCAGCCATCAGTACAAAGCCAGTGCCCTTCCCAATGCCGAATTTCGTGCCATTCATCAACTTGGCGGCGACCACCAGCTCGGCGCACAGTGCTCCCACTCCGGCAATCCCCTTAGCAAGTGCTGTCACGCTCAGGCCGCCTAAGGCTTTTACACTGGATGCCAGGATACGGATGCCTGCCGCAAAAGCGATCATGCCCGCAGCACCCTTGGTGAACCGCCCTCCATCTCTTGAGAGAATGACTGCAACTAATGTCAGCTCCGCCATCACGCCGCCAAGTGCCACCACACTGCCGAGCAGCTTGTCGGAATCAATGGACGAAATAACTTTCAGTGCACCCGAGAGCACCAGCACCGCAGCTGAGACAGCCACCATACCACCGGCCAAAACGCTCAGCTTCAGGCTTTGAACATTCTTCGTCAGATGGGCCATAACGGCCATCACGCCCAGCAGTTCGCCGAATGTGACCGTCAGTACGCCAATGGCCGCACCAAGTCGATCTGCTTTCACCATAGAGAGAACAGCCAGTGAACCGGCCATCAATGCCACAGCCTTTGCAATCGTCATCAGGGTGTCTGCCTTCTTGGCTGATTTCCACGCATCGATTGCTTCGCCCAGAGATTCGATGCAGTCTTTGATACCGCCGACCACGTCCTTTGCACTGGAACCGATGGACTTGATACTTTCAAAGAACCCCTTGATGGAGACCAACATACTGGCTCCCATGCCGCCCAGAATAAACTGATTCAGTTTCTCTGGGTCAAATTCATTGAATGCTTCTTTCGCACCCTGCGCAAGCTGTGCAAAGATCTTGTCCGCAACGGAGCCAAAAGAATAAAGCACCGGAGCAGCCGCATCCACAAAATTGGTCACCCAAGTACCAATGGTATCCAGCGGGTGAAGTCCTTTCGTGATCCCCGAAGCAAATTCACCAGCAGCCGATGCCGCATCCAGCAGAATATCGGCCAAAGGCTTTGCCAGGTTCAGAACCCGTGCTACACCAGAAATGATGCCTTCCAGAATATCTTTCCCGACCCGCAAAACAGAGAATACACCCTCTGCGGTTGTCTTGATCTTCTTGGCCGTATCATTACTGATGATAAGCTTCTTTGTGATACTGTCTAGCCATTGTGCAAAGCTCTTGATCTCCTCGCCTGTTTTTGGCGGGAAAATATCTTGAAATGCCTCATGGATGGGCTTCACTATGGCACTCACTGCATCCATCAGGTTCCACAGGCTCTGCATCAGATGCTCTCGCCCAGAGAGTTCCCGGATCTGTTTCGAGTATCCTTCCAGATCAAGCGTTCCATTTTGAACCTTTTGATTCAGTTCTTCAAATGCGCTCGCCTGTTTCTCAATTTCCTCCCGCTCAAGTCCTCGTGCCTTCAATTCGGCATCGCTCAAGGTCAGCATCTTCTCTGCACTTGCCTGTGCTTCATCCAGGCCTTTTTTCAAAAGATCTGCACCGATACCTCCCTGTTTGATGGCTTCGCCAAAGCTACCTGCATCGGAGATCTGTTTTTCAGTGATTGCACCGGAAGCCAGTGCCACCTGCTCCATGGTATACGCGTACACGTCTGCCTGATCGCCCAGCTCATTTTCAAGCAGTTTATTCCATCCGCTGTTCAGTCCGTCCTTCAGCCGTTCGTTCAGCGCTTCGATGGGCGGCACAAAGATGTCGTACAGCCGGTTCGCCAGCTCCGTCCATGTGTCGGTGGCCTCTTCCTTGTTGCCAAAGAAGGTCTCGAAGACTTTCATCCAGGAAGAGCTGACCGCGTCCTTGGTGGAATCAATGGCCTGTTCAAAACTGGTTGCCTGCTGGGCCGCCAGTGCCGCACGTTCTGCCAGTTCACCGTATTGACCGCTCAGCTTTTCAAGGGCCTCGGAGCTGGTCATGCCCGGGTTCTTCTGGGTCAGCTCATAGGCCGCCTCCATCATGGAAGCATACTTTGCGAAGGTCTTTTCCATGACCTCAGTGTTGGCCCACTTCTTCTGCAGGCTCGACTCAAAGCTGGCGATGGTCACTTCGCCTTCTTTGATGACACCCAGCTCCACTGCTGTGTCAATGAGCTCCTGCTTCAGGGCCTTGGTGGCCGTACCCATCAGGTTCAGGCTCTTCCAGTCCTGAAGCTGCAAATGTCCGGCGCTGTAGCTCTGGGTCAGGTTCCGGATGGTGCTCTGGAACGCAAAGCCCGTCTTGCCCGCGTCTGCGGTGGCGTTGGCAATGCCCATGATCATGGGGATCATCTTGTCGATGTTGCCGCCCGCAGCCGTCATCTGGGAAAGGGCACTGGTCATCTCGCTGAAGCTGTAGCTGGTCTCATCGGAGTACCACATCAGCTTGTTCAGGTAACCGTTCACCTGATCGATGCTCTTGCCCGTGGCGTTCATGATGGTCTGAACGTTGGAGGTCTTTTCGGTGTACTTGTCCCAGCCGCTGGCCACCTGATCGATGGACAGGCTCTTGACCAGCTTCTCGCCTGCGTCCACAAATTTGTTGGTGATGTTCACCAGCGCCGTGGTGGCCACGATGTTCAGGCTCGAGAACTTGGATTCCAGCCGGTCAAGGCTCGTCTGCATGGTGGCAAAGTCCACGTTCTCCGCGGCTGCGTCCAGCTTCTCAAAGCCCTTTTCCGCTCCCTTGAACTGGAGCTTCTCCATCAGCCGGTCAATGGTCGAGATGGTCTGTTTGGTATTTTTCTCAAAATTTGCGTTGTCAAACCGCATTTCAACAACGCGGCTGTCTACTTCCTGGCTCATTCTGTCCTCACCTCGCCCCATGCCCGTGCTGCGATCCGCTCAAAAATGGGCCGCATCGCAGGGTTGATATAATCCACGCCCTCTACGTATCCTCCGTTTCGTGTGCCGTGTCCGTATTGCAGGATCACCGCAATGGGCACACCGTCCACGATGTTGGAGTTTCTCCATGTAATGGTGATGCTCTCTTTTCCCTTGGTCACCGTGTAGCTCCAGCTTGCCGCCGTCTTTCCCGTGTCCTTCGGGGTCGCCTTCGCAAGGGCCTCCACACCCTCCTGTCCGTATCGGTCCAGCAGCTCATCCAGGCTCAGGTTCGAGCATCGCTTCAAAAATTTCCGGCTCTTCTTCCAGTCGCCCTTCTGGCGAAAGACAATTACTTTTGGCATCTTACCCTCTCGTCTTCAGCCGGGCCTTTCTCTGCTCGTTCAGCATCCGCTGCTGGGCCATCCGGTCGCCCTTGCTCATCTTCTTCGCCGGTGCCTGGCTCTCCTGGCATACCCGGATCAGGGTCAACAATCGGTTCAAATGCCACTTCTCGCACTCTTTCGGAATGCCAAAGCTGAACATCTGGCAGTACAGCACCTCGGCCGTGGTCTCGGTCCCGCTTTTCCGGGGCGGTCGTTTTGGCCGTGGCTTTCCTGCGGTCTTTCGTTCGTTGGGTCTCGGCTCCCCGCTGAACCATGTTGCGGTCATGGGAGCTTCCATATATTCGTTAATGGAACGGTACT